TTAGCGACGTCAGCGTCGATGCTGGAAGCAAGCTGAGAAATACGTGGCTTAAGCACGCGTTCAGCAAAGTCGTCCAACTGCATGGTCAGTTCGGCAGACGTAAAGTTCACGCCAATGTGTTTCTGTGAAGAAACAGTCAAAGTCGTGTATTGCTCGTTGTCGTCCTGAACCTGGAGCGCAGCGCCATCCGTAACCAAAGCGCGGTCAGGAAGACGGATGCGGAGGGTTGAACCGATCTTAGCGCCTTCGACAGCGAAAGAATCGTCATACTGGCGGTTGACAGTGCGAGTGATTACAAGATTATTCTCCAGAATTTCCAGAGCCTTTCTTGTAATCATATCAATTGTTAAAAGTGAATTGCTCATTTTATGTCACCTATCTGCGACGTTGAGCCTCCAGCTTCCTAAGTTGCCTCTGTCTATCCGCTTCAATCCACTCAGATGTAGACATTGATTTCATCGACCGAGGGTCAGTTGTATCATATGTCGGGCCACCAGACGAACGCGGAGCAACAGGAGCAATAGGGGCCGGGGCAGATGAAGTTCTCTTGACCGGCGGATCTGAAGCTAACTTAGCCTCAAGTTTACCGATCTCCCGTGCCTGCAAGACAGGCGGCAATCTGGAAATCCGATGGGCTTCTTTTGGGTTAGACCCAAGGTGATAAATCACATCGGGGCCAATATCAGAAGCCTGTATGGCTTGAGCCATCACATCCGTCACAGGAAGATTCGGGTTATACGCGACTTGTTCAAAGTCGTCATACTTAGACCGAGCGTCTTCCTCACGGTCGTGATAAGCGTCAAGTAGAGCTGCCTGCTGCTTTGCGGCCTCACGTTGTGCCAGCATCTCTTGAGCCTTACGCTCGGCCAATGCTTCTGCATAGACCTGTGCGTTCTCAAAATCATCTGGCGCAGGTGGAGGTGCGACCGGCTGTCTAGCCTGTTGCTCCGCAAGCCGTTGGGCCTGCTCTCTTTCCCATTTGCGCTGTTCTCTTGCTAGGCGTTTTCCAACGATAGCGTCCAACTCTTCTTGAGTGAACGATTTCGTCGATTGTTCCTCCGGCGTCGTCTCAACAGATTCAGGTGCCGCCGTGGCTTCCTGTTCCGGCGCGGGGCTGATCTCCGCTACAGCCTGTTCTTCATCAGACATTTCTTACCTAGCTTTCCGGCCAGTCGGTTAAATTACTCTATTCTTGTTCCGATTTAACGTCAACAAGACCTTTAGCAACTTCTTGAATCTTGACTGCTAAAGGTAGCGCTTCATTCGCTACGGCCAAACCGCCAGCTTTAGTCGCCAAGTCAAGCATTTGCAAAAGTTTATTTAATTCTTCAACCGTGAACATTAAGTCTCCTATTCTGCCGCCCAAGGCAGCGGGGGTGTTGTAACAGGCGGGTTAATCTGATTAGCGATCTGCGTGTCAAGTGCAGCGTCCATAGCCGCAATCTTTTCCGCTCCCATCGCCTTGTCAAGCCATCCGCAAACTTGGCTAAACGACAAATCAGAGTAAGGCGTAAAATGCTCGTCAGGGTTGAGCGTTACGCCCTGTGAGCCATAAACATCTGCGATGTGTGTTCCATCTGTTGCTTGGCGACGCCAGTGAATTGTGAACACTACGTCCGTGTGGTTATCTTGCTGTGGATAGCACTCTAATTGGCTGATTACCCAAGTGTATGTATTTGCCATTAATTTAATCCTTACGCGGCTGTTGTCACGTTTGTCCAAGTAGTGCTACCGGTTGTATTTACATACATTCGTGTAGACGTAGATGAGCCATCAGATCGAAGATAAATAGACCCCTGAGCGGCTGAGACAGTTGGTGCGCCGGAGCCATAGTAAATACCAAAGCCAGCGGTTGTTCCAAAAAGAAGGCGCGCAGATGTAGAACCGCCAGCGGGTGTGGCTGTTCCTGAGCATAGCGTGCCAACACCATTAACTGTAAGAAGGGTTCCTGCTACAGTTGTTCCAATTAATACGTTACCGCTGCTATCTACAAATAAACGAGTGGCAAGAGCTGTGTAGTCAAATATAGCAAAGCCACCGTTATATATGGAAGCTGAACCGCCTGTTGCAAATTGCCATGAGCGTCCTCCAGATCCTGTATTCTGAAGTTGAACAAAAGAATATCCGTTTGTGCTAGAAGTTGAATTAACAATACTAGCAGCCGTCGCATCAATTATTGCTAATTTACCATATGAACCTGGGGTCTGAGTTCCAATACCTACGTTGCCGCTGCTGTCGATGCGCATACGTTCTGTTGAAGAAGAACCTGTTGCAAATGCTATAGTATTAGACGATCCGGCTCCGTATATCTGCCAGTTCACTGTTCCATTGCTAAGGCAAAATAACCCATTATAGTTTGCGCCAGAGGTATTAGCAGCGTTTAACTTGATATTTGCAGCATATGCTGCTCCACTGTAATCATTGCTAAAATATAAAGAACAGTCGGCTGTGGTGTTACTGTGAATTTCAAGTTTATTGACTGGTGAAGTTGTCCCGATACCTAAATTTGATCCATCAAAATACAAACCTGATGATGAACTAAACGCACTCGTCCCATTCCCATACGGTATATATCCAGCCGTTAAACTGGTGAGGCCAGTGCCGCCAGAAGCAACGCCAAGCGGTGTTGTGGTCAGGGTCAAGCTGGCGGCAGAGACAGCGCGGCCTGCGGTCAGATTAGCTACGGAAACTTGGTCTGTCGTGCCACCTTGAACAATCGGAAGAATCTCCGTGCCAGTAAGTGGAGTCGTGGCAGACGGAAGCGCGGAGATCTTTACATCGGTCATTTAATCAGTCCTTAGAAGGATGATACTTTATCTTGGAAAGCCTTGATGCGCGCTTCTAAAGCCGCGCGGTCGTTAGCAAGTTTGGCCGCCAAATCAGCCAAAGCATCTTCGCGGTCGCTAACGCTATTTTCACGCTGAGAAACAGCATTTTCAGCCGTTTTAAGAGCGGCATTTCGAGCTTGTGATGTAGCTTCAAAAGCAGTCTCGCGCTGAGAAATAACCTTCTCGCGAATGTCCAAATCAGCTTTTAACTTGTCTGCATCAGCCTGTTTAGCTTGTGCGGAAGCTATAATATCCGCTGCCTGCGCTTGTGCGTCAGCTAACTCAGTCTTAGCTTTTTCACGATCAGCAATAGCGTCTTGAGCTGCGCTTAATGCACCCTGGCGGACCGCCAGTTCATCTTTAAGCGCCGCCATTTTGGCGAGATCTTGAGGAAACTGTTTGGTAAAGTAGTCAACATAGTCAACTGACGGATTGTCATTAGAGATGTTCATAACAGCCTCAAACGTAATAGCTGACGTTGACGATAGCACCGGCAGTCTGTGCAATAAATTGAATCTTGGACAGATCCCCGTCATATTGAAGTGTAACGCCTGCGGCTAAAGGCATACCTACTGTAGCCGTAGGAGCTGTTCCGTCATCGCGCCATCTGACAGCCTGTGTTTCAGGAGTAATCAGCGCAAAATTAGCCTTTACGTTCAGCCCTGAAACAGGGTCTTTAGTTGGAACGGTCAAATTTACCGCAGAGCTGGTAGAAGTGATCTGCTGATACCCCAAGCATGAGGTAATAGCTTTAATGTTTGTAGCCACTCAGAATCTCCTCCGCTCCGTAAATGATCGAAGCTCAACAAGATATTGACTCGTATTTATAGCCGAACCCGACGTAATGTTAGCACTTGCGCCAACAATTGAATAGCTGCCTTGTAACACAAAAAGATTACGCCCGTAAGATATATTCGTTGTGTAACCTGTCAAGCTATACGCGCCGTATATAGGAGCTAAATAATAACCTTTTGATATTTTAACAGAATATCCTGTTATTGTATACGAGCCATTATTTGCTGTTATTAATTTACTTTTTAAAATGACCGCTGTTTTTCCTGTGACATTGTAAGAACCATTATTCGCGACAATTAAGTTGCCTCGCAAAAGCGTAGCTGACTGTCCTACAACAGCATAAGACCCGTAGTTAGATGTTATTAACTTGCTTTTTAGTATGTTTGCGGTTTGTCCTGTGATGCTATACGAGCCATTATTCGCCGTTATTAATTTACTTCTTAATATGACCGCTGTTTTGCCTGTAACGGCATAAGACCCATAATTAGATGTAAGAACACGGCCTTTAATAAAATTAATTGATTGACCAGTTACGTTATAAGAACCGTAACTAGCTGATATTGATTTAGTTTTTAATAATGTAGCTGATTGGCCTGTAATGCTATAAGTGCCATTGTTGGCTATCGTAAGATATACAACAACGGCAATTATGTAACTGCCAGATTCTGTAGTAAGGTTATTGCCACTTTCCGTTAAAAGTAGCCTGTTATCTGACATATCATTAGGTCGCCTGGAACACGCCATTTGTAGCGTCAAGCGTTACAGTGACTGTTTCTCCGGCGGCGACTGTCTGACTAGAGCCATAATCCCAATACGCAACAGGCGTGCTAGTCGTCGAATCCCACATAATAGCGTATCTAAACGTAAATCCAGCACCTGTAGCTGTCCATGTAGCAGGGCTTGCAAGCACTAACTTATAAGTGCCACTTGTCTGAGCGTGCGATGATACTGTCGCAGCATTACCGCCAGCCGTATAGCCATTACCTGTGGCAAGATCAGACGTGCCCGGCGTAAATGTCGTATCCGCTGCGTTAACAGTTGCCGCAAGCGCTATTTTCCATGAATCTGAGCCAGAATTGATACCCTCTAACAAAGGCGCAATAGCGGCTGTGTATTTATTATACGTTGCAGTAGGCATCGTTACCTCACGCCAAGAATTTGAGCTTGTAGAGAGTAGACAAATACAAGCCTACGATCTCGTCTATGATGTTCTGAAGGGCTGTATCCGACTCGTCACAGACCTTAAAACGGTTATCTTCGATGTCTTTTAGCGAATCTTCCAAAAACTCTACCACATTTGTGGTCTTTTTGGCAGACATTAGCGAAATCGGGCCAATCAACCCATGCCGACCTTGATAGGCTTCCGCAAAATCATCGGCACGGTCAATAATCTTATCATAGAACTTGTTCAATGCCTTATGTTTAGCATAAGACCGTGTGTTCAGATGGACGCTATGCGTCACATCTCGCGCTAAAAACAAATGCCCTACAAAATCCGCCGCTTTCATACGCCTAATTCACCTTGTTCGGGGTTTCTAGCCTGCGTCCCGCGCACAATATCGCCTGTGTCCATAGCCGCAGCGACGGTTCCAAGCACTATATCCTGAATTTGCTCCGGTGTCATGTTAGCGGCAGTAGCTTGAATACGCTTTGTTTCGGCGTCAAAAGCCTTAATTTGCGTGTTTTGCTCGTCAATCTTCAGTTTCTGCATATCATAGCTATTTTGCAGTTGCTGAATCATCTGAGTCGTCTGTTCCATCTGATTTGCCATATCATTCATCTGTTGACGCATAATCTGCGCCTCTGGCGACTCATCAGTATTCTGAAGAACCTTTGGATCAAGCATTTTCTGGAAGCGTTTAGCCATTTCAGCCGAACCAGGCCAATCCATATTCTCTACAAATAGATCGCCAGCAACCGACCAAAGCGCTGGATTGGTCTGAAGGATCTGGCCCATCATGTCCATAGCCTCCTGCTTGCGGGTCATATAGCTAGGCCCGCTGGAGACTTGCACATCATATGTGCCAACGTTTGGATTGTAGATCTTTTCAATCTCAATACCGTTGACGTCTCTGATTGACCGAATCGCTTCTGGCTGTTGTGGGTTGATTTTAGCCATCCCAACTTCGCCATCTGGCTTAATAATTCGAGCCACGCGCTGCGTGTCATAAATCTTAGGAATCAGATCTACGAGTTGTCTTGTGACATATTTGACAGCGCGGGAAAGATTATCGACGTAGTGGTAAGTAGACGTGTCGCCTTGCCGCTCCCGCGCAAGAATAGCACGACCCGTTCGTTCG